TGTACAATTAACTGTCAACTCTGCTGCTACTCAAGCAACAAGAATTGGTTCTTCATATAGCGTATCTGGGAACGGTGTAGATACCACCGATGGCACGACTGCTGGCACCATCTCCACTGGTGCAATCACCAGTGGTGTTATGGCACCTGGCAATATTTCTGCCACTCAGGCTACCAATGGTGCTGCCTTTTCCTATTCTGCTTCTTATACTCAAGCAGATGCGGTTCCAACTTCTGCTCCTAGTGTAGGTGATGTTGGTAACTTTGGTTCTATGACTAGCAATGCTGCTGGTACTGCTGGAACTCTGGCAGGTACTATTACCTCTGCTGGTGCTATGACTTTGACCGCTGGTGGAGCTGGTACAAGTGCTACAGGGCAATTCGTAAGTGAGCTTCTGATCAAGTGATCCAAGGAGATCATTATGACTTCTGGAAGGACAATTTGGTATATTGCGACGAGTGTGGGAGTAATCCTGAGTACAACTGCCACTGCCCTGGCAGTCCCCGTTGTGCCAAACTTCACTCAGGGCTCGATGACGAGTCACACAGAAACGACGAGTAAAGTAACAGAAACTATTAATTCTATCGATTATAGTACTGGTTATCAGTATACTGTAACGGGAACTAATGTAACTCCATCGAGTGGTCTTTCTCCGAGTTCTACTTCCAATCAATCTACTTCATCAAACGGCGTGACTTCGACATGGACTGGATTAAATCTGCAAAGCAGACCGAGTTGGTCAATAACAACACCAGGAGCAGCGTTTCAGTTCACAGAGACGTATCAAGGACCTGGCATGAGCAATCAAACGATTATTCAAAGAACGACGGAAATACAATCCATAACGGATACAACAAGTATTTTCATGCAATAAAGAGGAAACTATGTCTACTACTTGTCCTGAGTGCGGGTGTCAGTGCCCCTGTAAATGCAGAGACTGTCGGGGGTGTAAGTGCAACGGCAAGTCCGATCGCAAATAGCTCAGGCTCAGTCACCAACCAAGCAATCCAGGTCCTTCAAGGTCCATATATTACCAACACATATGGTGATGGAATCTCGTGTCAAGGAAGCACACTAAACGTCACACCATTTGTAACTGGAAGTAGTTCTTTCCAGAAACCATTTGAACCATATTATATGGATCCAGTCTATGATATGAGCGACTTGGATGAAGATGGATTGATGGATAATCCAGGAGATATTTTATATCACGTTCCTACTAGAACCGCACAGAAAGATACTTATAATCTGTCTATTGGTGTTTCTGCTACATGGTCAAAACCATTAGACAAAGAAGCACAAGAACTCTGCCGAAAAGCAGCAACAAAACATAACGCTTTAAGAGACCAAATCCTTGCTAATCGTAGATTAGAGTTTGAACTTACGAGATTAACTAAGTGTGGTGAGTTGGCACAAAAAGGTATTGTGTTCCATCCACGGAGTCCTTTCTATAGAATATGTGCAGATGTGGTATTGAAGAATCCTCCAGGAGTTATTCCACCACATAGACACACTATTCCAGCCCCTTCAGCTTCCTCACAGCGTGTGAGCGGATCCGCTGCTGATCTCGGCGGTCCTTTACAGACTCCCGCACGACCTTCTTCTTCCGCAAAGTAGTAATCTTTTTCATAATCTTTTTGACAGTGGGTTTAACTACTTTGAGCAGAAGATCTGCAATCGGTTTAGCAAAGATAGCAGAACTTGTTGCAACAAATGCAATGGATGCAGTTGTGGTTACAAGGTCAAGAGGTGGTAAATATTTTTCGGTAAACGTTGGTTCTATACATCGTGGATCACTTGCTAATAGTTCTTTATACCACTGACATACCTGTTCCTCAGATTTATTTTCCAATTTGGGAACTGGTGGTATCTTTTGTGATGGCACCTCTGGCGGTGGTGGGGTTTCCGTTGGTGGTTGTTCTGTTTTTACAGGCTCTACAGGTGCGCTCTGAGTGATAACTAATTGCTCTGGAGTGTAATCCATTGCATCATATGTTGGTATCCCAGCGTCACAATGAGTGACGATACCGTTGGGATCATCTTCTGCTAGATTCTTATTACGTTGTCCGTCTTTGTGTGTCTCTACACATCCAGGCATTTGGATGATAGGAACACCAATTTGTTGTGTTACTCTTGGAACAGGCGGAATGATAGGAGGTGGGAGACCTATGCTCCACACCTCCACGTTTGGTATTTGCTGTTGCCTGATGTTTATCTCATCAATCGATAAATCCATTCTCTTTTAACCACTCACGAGTCATAGGAGTTGGTTCATAATCAGTCCACATTGTGCCACGAGCACAAGATTCAAGTGCTTTTTGTGTCATGCCTTCAGTGCGACCAGCCCAGGTTGCTTCTGCTTCCCAGGGTTGTGCATGAGCAGGGTAAGTTCTCTTGACTAACTCTTTCCAAATCATAGGAACATCTTCTTCGTTCCTAATAATTGCAAGCAGGTTATTCTTGATAGAACCTGCCATGCAATCTTGTGCAGCGTGCCATCCTTCATGACGCATGACTGCCATTAGAACACTCTGCCGATGCATGAATCCATCATTCAGGAAGAAGTTATTCCCTACGGTATGATAGACACCGCGGTGATCCACAGGGAAATACCTCTCTGCTCCTAAAAAAACTTTAACTCCGATCTTATCAAGGGAGCGTAGCATTGCATCAAACTCTTCACTAATAGCAGAATAATCAGAATCTGGATACTCAGACTTAATATCCTTGATGCTTTTAATTTGTCGAACATCTTTGGTGCATTCTCTAACGAGCATACAACCCATAGCATCCATGCTGTAAAATCCTTTAGTAATTTTCTCTTCAGAAGCGTTAGAAGAGAGAGCCACAACTCCTAAGGCAGCAGTGTTTACGATACTGATGCCCAGGAGTCCAAATAAAAACTTTTTCATAAACTTGGAATAGCAGATCCAGATGTACTTGGAGTATTAGGAATAGCACCACCAGTAGCACTAGGTAATGCAGGAATAGCAGCATCAAGCATACCTGGCAGTGCTTCTGTAATTGCTTCAGTTGCAGCTTCAGTAACTTGTTTCTTTGCCGAATCAATTAGTGCATCCTTTGTAAGATACACATATACCCCTCCCCCGATTATACCAGCAGTGCCTAAAAAAGACAATACTGCGAGAGCATTAATCAACTTTTGCATCTTTTTTCTCCTCTGGTTTGGATTCTTTTTCATCTTTTTTCTTAGATGCTGTCTGAACCCCAAAAGTCGCTAAAGTTCCAGTAAAAACGGAGGCAATGAAAGTGGGATCAATTTGTTTCTGTTGCAAGCCAGGAATAGTTACATAATTAAGTGTAAGAATTGCTGCTGACCAAGATAGAATAACGACACGCACCAAAGCGGACAGACCATCATCTGCCCAATCAAACCTTTCCTTTTTGGCTTTTTCATCCTTTTTAACAGGTGTCTGAGCCATGGAAATACAGTAAGGCAGCTCTATTTATTGTCTAAATAGGTCAGAACAATGTCTATGATGCAAGAAGATGCCTCTTAGTAAGTTAGATAATTTCATTAAGAACACACAAGGACGTATCCTTTATGTAAATCCTAATGATCTTGATGCTACTGACAGTATTGAAAATCAGGGTAACTCTCTGACACAACCTTTTAAGACTATTCAGAGGGCACTCCTTGAGTCTGCTAGATTTTCATATGTAAGAGGAAAGGACAACGACCTCTTTAACAGAACAACTATCCTGTTATATCCTGGTGATCATATTATTGATAATAGACCAGGATTTGCAATCAGAAATGTAGGTGGTATTGGTAAAGTAGTTAGCCCTGCTGGATCAGAAACAGACGCTACATCGACTCTCAATCTTACACTTACATCCAACTTTGATTTAACTCAAGAAGATAATATTCTTTATAAGTTTAACAGTGTCAACGGTGGTTGCATTGTACCTAGAGGTACATCCATCGTTGGTATGGATTTGAGAAAGACCAGAATCAGACCAAAATATGTTCCAAACCCAACAGATGAGAATGTAAATCAGTCTGCTATTCTGAGAATCACTGGTGGTTGCTATTTCTGGCAGTTCACCTTCCTTGATGGTCAAGATAATGAGTTGGTTTACACCGACCCTGCCACATTTGATACTACTAATAGATCACTCCCTACCTTCTCTCACCACAAACTCTCTGCCTTTGAGTTTGCTGATGGTGTAAATGATGTAACAGGATACAGTGGTTTGACTGACCTCAGCATGTATTATTACAAGCTGACTCATGCTTTCCAGGCATCATCTGGTCGTCCTGTTTCATTCCAATGGCCAAATGAGCAAGGTGATTTTGATAAGCAAAGAGCAGAATATGAAATCGTTGGTGCTCTTGGTGTAGACGCTGCCGTTGTTACATCGATGTTTGCTGGTGATGGTGCAACACCCACAGCACAAGTAACAGTAACAACACAAAACCCACACGGATTCACTACAGGAACTCCAGTCAAGATTCGTGGTGTTAATGTATCCAATTATAACATCTCTGCATTTGTCACATCTGTAATTAGTGACACTTCATTTACATATCAGTTGCCAAGTTTCCCACAGAACTTGATTGCAACTCCAGACTCTTCCAATGCTACTGTAACCATTGAGTCTGATACAGTTAGTGGTGCTTCCCCATACATCTTTAACGTATCACTCAGATCCGTTTGGGGTATGCAGGGTCTTCATGGTGATGGTGGTAAGTGTACTGGTTTCAGATCTATCGTTTTAGCACAGTTCACTGCAATCTCTCTGCAGAAAGATGATAGAGCTTTTGTAAAATATAACGAACTATCTAGATTATATGATGGTATTGTATACACTAAAGTAACTGGTGGTGATTTGTCTGGTGGATCTAGTTCTACTAACAGTGCCACTGTTTATCACTTAGACTCTGATGCTGTCTATAGAAGTGGATGGGAAACTACCCACGTTAAGTTGAGCAACGATGCTGTATTCCAGATCGTTTCGGTGTTCGCTATTGGTTTCAATAAGCACTTCGAAGCATTAAGTGGTGCTGACGCATCTATCACCAACTCCAACTCTAACTTCGGTCAGATTGCTCTGGTTGCTGATGGATTCAAGGCAGCAGCATTTAATCGTGATGATCAAGGATTCATCACCAATATCATTACTCCAAAAGAAATTAATGCAAGAGAGAAGCAAGTAAGTTGGCTTCAAATTGATGTCAACAAGACTCTAAATGCTGGCATCTCTAGTCATTTGTATCTCTCTGGTCAGTCTGACCAGGATATTCTTCCCACATATCTGACACAGGGATTTAAGATTGGTGGCAGACATGGTGAGACTTTATTCCTTCCAGGTTCAACAGGAATTGGTACTCTGACTGCTACAATTCAGATGCCTACTAATTCTGTGGGTGTAGGAGCAACTGTCGCTTATGGATCTAAGTCTGGTATTAAAGAAGCAGATGTTACTTCTGGACCAACTGATAATGAACTGACAATCGCAAGTGATATTGGTTTAGTAACTGGTGAATCTATCAGAATCATTAGTCAAACTGGTGACCTTCCAGAAGGAATAGAACCACATAGAACATACTATGCCATCAGAGTTTCTGCTACTGAGATTAAAGTTGCTTCTTCTTTCTCTGATGCTCTGAATGATAATGAAATCACCATTTATGGTGGAGCAGCTTTGGTTATTCGCAGTAGAGTGAGTGACAAAATTGCTGGTGATATTGGTCACCCAATTCAATACGATACTGAATCAAACAACTGGTTTGTTCACGTCAATACCAACAATGATATCTATGTTGGTCTTTCTACATTTACTGATGCTATAACTCCTAGATCATATGTCAAGAGACGTGATGACACTAGAGGTCTTGACTCTAAGATTTATCGTGTCAACTATGTAATTCCTAAGGAATCTCAGGACTCTAGAGATCCTAGACAGGGATATGTTCTCCAACTCTCCTCTCAGACTGGATTTGCTCAGACAGATTACGCTACTGCCACATCATTGCAGAGAGCAGATGTTCTCTATGATAGAAATCACAGTTTCATTTCTACATGCTCTGCATCTGGTAGCACAGTAACAATCAGAACGGATCTTCCTCATGGACTAGATGTTGGTGATAAGGTTATCCTCACTAATATTAAGAGTGATACAAACACTGTCGGTGCTGCTAACAGTGGATACAATGGTAAGTTTGCCGTTGCTGGTATCAGTGATGACATGACATTTACCACTGATGTTACTGACACTGATGGTGTTGTTCATAACCCTGGCACATTTACTGATACAACTGGTGATCGTAACCTCTCTCTTCCAAGATTTGAGAGAAATGATTTGCAGTCCAACTTCTTCATCTATAGAAGTACAGTTGTTTCGACTTATGAAAGGGACAAATCTGATGGACAATATCTGCTTGAACTCTTAGATGCTGATTATGCACCTGAAGTTGAATTCACTGCACAAAAGTATAAACCAAATGTTGAGGATTACTATCCTCAGTTTGATAGAGATAACGCACACTCTAACCCTCCTGCTGCTACCTCTTATGCTAAGAGAGCACCAGTTGGTGAAGTTGTAACAAACGAGCAGGAGAAGAGTATTTCTAGAAACACGATTGATAGTCTCTTCAAGAAAACCAAGATTGGTAAAGAGGTTAGCACGGTTTCTTCCACTGCTGGTATTGCCACACTCACCTTTGATAGAAGGCATGGATACAATGGTGTTCTTGGTATTAACACCATTACAGATAACACTACATCCTACGCTGATGGCACATATTATAATGTAAAACTGTTTAATGGTGGCACTGCTGTATGGCAGGGTGCTACTGCTAAAGTATTGGTATCTGGTGGTGTGGTTGCTGCTGTTGATATCATCAACCCTGGTTCAGGATATACTTCTGGTATCACTACACTTGATATTGAAAGTATTGGTGGTGATGTTGGCATTGGAACAACAACACTGGCAGTTAATGATGGTGATGTAGTTCAAGTAACTGGTGTTGGATCTACCGCTAGCAAGCACTATAGAATTGCTGAGGTTAACGGTAATGTACAGATTGCTCTTGCTAAGACAGCAACTGATCCAGAGATTCTACCTAATAGTTTTGTCTACAATGTTGGTGTTGCTGTTACCATCTCTAGTTCTCAATATGATGCACCGAGTGGTATTACTACCTTTGTCTGTGCTAATCCACATGACTTGGCTGTTGGTAATAAATTCGAATTACTTAACCAAAGTGATGGTAGATTAGGTGAGTTCACTGTTCGTGAAAGAGTTGGTATTCATACCTTTAGTGCAGTTACTACGGATGAAGTAACTTCCCCATACTATGTCTACAGACATGCTTTAGAAGCTAATGACCAGGACACCTCAATCACTGAGGATAATGGTGGTAGATTCTTCGCAATCTATGCTGGTATTCATGATCAAATTGTAAATGAACTGACCAACGTTGCAACAGCGATTAAACTCCCTAATGTTAATAACTCGACGACCAGAAGATTCGCTCTTGGTGATTATGTTCAGATAGGTCGTGAGATCATGAGAGTCGTAAGTTCCTCTCTTGGTGGTGTAAGTAGTGACGAGATTACGGTTGTTCGTGCTATGTTCGGTACGAGAGCTGTTTCTCATCCAGCTGGTGCAAGAATTAGTAAAATTCAACCACTACCCGTAGAACTGAGAAGAAACTCTATTCTGAGAGCATCTGGTCATACCTTTGAATATCTTGGTTATGGTCCTGGTAACTACTCAACAGGTCTGCCACAAGTTCAGACAAGAACTCTCTCTGATCTGGAAGAATATCTATCACAGGCACAAGATAGAGGTGGTGGTATTGTTGTTTACACTGGTCTTAACAACGATGGTGACTTCTACATTGGTAACAAGAAGATTAACTCCTTCACTGGACAAGAAGAGACATTTAATGTTCCTGTTCCAACCGTAACTGGAGCGGAAGGTTCAACGACTAGTGAAAGATTTGAAGAAGTTGTTGTTACTAACAGCATTTCTGTTGAAGGTGGTGAGAACAACAACATCCTCAGCAACTTTGATGGTCCAGTAAGATTTGGTGGTGAAGTTACCAATGATGGTGATGTAACTATCAACGGCAATCTTACTCTTGCAGGAGGATTCACGGTTGACCCAACTGCAGCTTTGGGTATCACTCCAACATTTGGTAATGTTCGCATTGCTGTAGATGCATCCAATAAAGTTGATGTTGCTAGCGGTCAGTTCCTTGTTGGTGCTGGTATGGGTTCATCTGTTGGTGTTACAACAGATCTATCTGTTGATGGTGATTTATATGTAACTGGAAACATCACTGCTTTCTTCCCATCTGATAAGAATCTGAAAGATAGGATTCAACAGATTGCTAAACCAGATCAGAAGATGAAGACTCTGAGTGGTAACATGTTTGTTTGGAATGAGAAAGCAGGTAAGAATAAAGAAGGGCAGATTGATTATGGTGTAATCGCACAAGAAGTTGAGAAAGAATTCCCCGAACTTGTTGTTGAAGATAAGAATGGTGTTAAAAAGGTTCGTTATGAGGGTCTGACTCCCGTCATGATTGAAGCTATCAAAGACTTGATTGGTAGAGTGGAAGCTATTGAAATGGGAAGTCCTAATGCACCTAGGAATCCTACGCAAATGCAAATGCCACAATATCCATATCCTTATCCACCATATCCATATCCCTATCCACCACAGCAACCACCACAAGAACCACAACAATAAATAGATAAAAAGGTCTGTGTAGACGATGCCTAGTAATTTTAAGACCGTTGTTAATTTTAGAGACGGTATTCAGGTTGATACAGATGATATTGTATCGTCTAATGGTTTCGTTGGTATTGGTTCAACCCTTCCAAGAGATACATTAGATGTAAGAGGTAACACACTTATCTCTGGTAATCTTGATGTTACCTCTGTTAATATTAGCGGAGTTACTACGATTGCTGATGGGTTTACCGTTGGTCTTGGTAACTCTGTTGGTATTGGAACTTCTGTTCCTGAGGCAACATTCCAGGTCGGTGTTGGTACAACTGGTGTAACAATTAGTGCCGCTGGTAGTGTAACTGCTGTCACATACTATGGTGATGGTGGATCATTACTTAACCTCCCAACATCTCAGTGGCTTGATGTTGATGTAGGACTTGGATTTACCAGCATTTATGCACAAGGCAATGTTGGTATTGCGACGACTAATCCTCTATCAACCTTACAGATTGGTAATCGTATTAGAGTAGATGGTCCATCTGGTGTAATGACTGCTTTCACCTTTTCAGGTGATTTAGATGGAACTGCTGCCTTTGCCACTACAGCAACCAGTGCATCAGGAATACAAGACACACCTGATATTGAGGTTGGTAGTATTGTTGGAGCGTCTGCATCTATCACTGGATTTGTTACTGCTACCAGTAGTCTTTCGGTTGGTGTTGCTTTCCAAGCGGATGCTGGTGGAATTGTAACAGGAACCAAATTTATTGGTGCCCTAGATGGTTTGGCATCTCAAGCAAGAGTTGCTGCTGGAACCACAGATGATCCAGAGATGGTTGTTACCAGTATCGCATCATCTTCGTCTTCATTAAAACCATTCCAGTTGACAAGTTCTGGCATCTCAACCTTTGAGGGTGATGTTGCTATCTTAGATCAATTAGCAATTGGAGCTGCTACACCTGCAGGTGGAGTTGCTTTAGATGTTACTGGAAATGCTTCAGTTCAGGGAACTCTGACACCAACTACTCTAAATGTTGGTGGATTGCTTATTAACTCTGCGGTAATCACTTCTGGTGCTATTAACTTTACTGCAGGTGTATCCACATTCAATGATGCAAAGATTAACACCCTTGAGGCAACCTCTAATCTAAAAGTTGGTTCCTCAGATAATGCAAATCAACCTCTAGATGTTGTCGGAAATGCTGTTTTTGATGGAAGTGTTGGCATCGGAACAAGTATTCCACTTGGTAAGTTTGATTTATTAGGTGGTACAGCTTTAGTTAGACAAAATACATTTATTGGAACCAGTATCTACGATAACAGCATTGTAGATACTAACTCTATCTACAATGATACTGTATTCCCTGGTCCTGGTGCTGGTTCAGATGGATCACAAAGCGCAAATGTTGGTATTGGTACAACAGTTGCGAGAAGTGCTCTTGACATGCAATATGCAAAGAGACCTTTGATTCTTCCAGTGTTCACATCCACGGAAGAAAATGCTCTTGATTCGCAATATGAAATTGAAGGAGCGATTCTTTATAACAGCACCACAGGCAAGGTTCGATACTTTAATGGTTCTTCATGGGCTAACGTCTAAAAATGGCACTTAATATCACTCCTATCGTCAATCAACTTTTTACAGGAGTATCTACCGCTGGTGGATTCTCCTTTCGTGATATGAAGACACTGGGGTTCTTTGAACCAAACCAACCAGTTTCTTTTGGATCTTGCTTCTTAGATTATACTGTCGGTGTAGGATCTGACCCATATGATCCTATTATTGGTGTAACAACTTACAATGCTGGAATCAAATCAACAGGAACAATGGGACCTTTGGATCTCATTGGTGCTGTAAGAGAATTAAAACTAGAGATTAGTGGTTCTGGTCAAAAAGTTGACCTTGCAAACTTAGCGTTTGGATCAGAACAAACTAACAATATTCGGAAGACAGTTGCTATTACAACAAATTGTACTATCTCATCAGATGATACTAGCACTGCCGCTTTAAGTATCTCTGGTGGATATAATAATCTTAGAATCTTTGTTGATGGTCAGGTTTTAGGGTGTGGTGGAACTGGTGGTGGAGCAGGTCTGGATGGATCTCCAGATAGAACTGCAGACCCTGGCAGAGATGGTGGTGCCGCTCTAGACATTATCAATAATTTAGGTATTGCTGCTCTAATTGCTGTTAGTGAAACTGGTGCGATTAAAGCAGGTGGTGGAGGTGGTGGAGCAGGAGAAGATGGATTAAATGGTACTGGAGTTCAGTATCTGAGTGGATATAGTGTTAATCAATTTTTATGTGGTAAAGGTTGCGGCAATGCAAACTGTGGTAGATTTGGTTCGGGTTCTTTCCTTGCTCGGTGTTATACATGGGCTCCTTTTCAGGACCTTTGTGAGTGTCAAACTCCCAACTATAAAACATCTGATGGTGGTATTCGTGGACTGGGTGGTGCTGGTGGTAAAGCAACAGGTGGAGATTATCCATCAGGTTCTAGGGAGGGAAGTGAACCAAGCGAACCTGGTTTGACTGATAGTTATGGTGGTGGTCCAGGAACTCCAGGTGGAGCAGGTGGAGCGGGTGGTGATTACGGTCAAGCAGGAGAGATGGGTGAATTTGCAGCTGCAACAGGTATTGGAACGACCGCTGGCACTTATCTTTCTGGACCAATATCCTACACATTCACAACTCAAAGAGAGAATGATATTAGACAAGGTGTTGTTGAAAGTGGTATCACTGGATATACAGAAATTGGGGCTACAGTAAATTATTTTTGGGGTGGTAGTACACCTGGTTCTCTATACCAAGTTACTCAAATTAGAAAAACATCTGATAGTAGTGTAGTCTCTTCAGGAACTGGTTTTGGTTACAATGGCACTATTTTTGTTCCAACAGTATCTGTAGATCCATATGAGACTTATGAAATATATCAAATAGCAGTTAGTTATGCCGCTGGTAGTTTTGCACAAATTACTGCATTTGGTAGTGGTTCTTATGAGGGACTTGCACCTCAAGCTGGAGGTCTTGGTCCTGGTAGTGGTGGACAACCTGGTTATGCAATCACGGGTGCCTATGGTTTATCTGGATTCATAGCAGGTATTGTTACAGGTATTCTTCCAGAACCTACATTTGGATTCACAACATCGGCAAACGCAACAGTCGGATTCGCTGGCACTCAACAAGTTTGGGAGTTTACTAGTGTCGGATCGACAGAAATGTCAGTCGCTAAGACTCAACGTGTTGACCTACTTGTAGTTGGTGGTGGTAGTCAGAGTGTTGATGGTGGACGTGGTGGTGGAGGTGGACGTGTCGAATATCGTCAACTTCTTACACTAACTGGTGGAAGATATAATGTTAGCGTTGGTTCTAATAATGGTACATCTTCTATCTCTCACGTTGATGGAACTACCTTTAGTTTGAGTGCCTCTGGTGCAACATCTTCTAGTTCTCAGGGTGGTAACATCATTGTTTATGATGGTACTGGTAATGAGTCTGGAAATGAAGTAAGTAACACTGTATATCCTGCCAGGGGTCCTGGTGGTAACTCTATTCAGGTTCATGGACCTGAAGCTTATGGTGGAGGTGGTGGTGCCTCTGCTAATGGTGGAGGTGGTTCACGAAGTGGTGGTGTATGCTGGAAGGCATATCCTGGTGGTGGTGATAATGATTGCAGCACTGGTCCATATAATGCAACAGGTGGAACAGGTGGTGCTGGATTACAAATTAACGTGAGAATCAGTGGATCTAATGAATACTTTGGTTCTGGTGGAGGTGGTTCCGCTGGTGAATCTAGCAACTGTAATGGTCCTGATTGCGGTGTATCTGTCACGCAAGGTGCTATGGGTCCAGGACAATATGGAAGAGGAAGAAGACCTAGTGGACAGAATCATGGAAGTCCAGTTAACGCAACTCAAGGTATTGTCGTAATTAAGTATCTCGATAACGTTCCCTAAATATTTTTACGTCAACCTTTATTATGAACATTCAGAGAATTAAGACGTTACTTGCGGAACCAAACTGTATTATGAACATTTTTAATTTGTTTCCGACACCCGTTGGGTTTGTCGGTGGTGTGCTTACGGAAGAAGAACGTAATAAGTTAATCGAACAGGTAGAAAATTGTGATCAATTACTACCTAATCAAAGTTCAAAAGATTTAACACATACTGGTGCGGTAGACTCGCTTCAAGGTCCAGAGATTGATAACTTATGTAAGAAGTTATCTCCACACATTCGTGACTTTGGATTCCAATTAATGGGTGATGATTCCCTTAATTGGAACATCATTGGTTTGTGGGGAAATATAATGAAGAAGGGAGGATGGCAATACAAACATAATCATGGCAACTCAGTAATCTCTGGTGTTGTATATCTTCAAATGCCAGAAAATGCTCCTGCAACCACATTTTGGAGACCAGAGCGTGGTGATACTTTCTTCCTTGCACATGATGGTCCAGGTAGAACGACAGACTACAACTCAGGATATATTGATCTAAAGAATGTAAAAGCAGGTGATGTAGTTCTCTTCCCCAGTTATTTGACTCATAGTGTAGAAGAAAGTGGTGATGGAGATAGAATAACTCTCGCTTTCAATGTTGTGCCAGATCGTATCAATATCTTAGATACATATTATTTGAAACTATCCTCTTGATTATGACTGAAGAAAATCAACAATATCCATCTTTAGGTGAACAGGTTAAAAACTTTGGATCATCTTTCCACGAATTGGTATCTCGTGCGGTTCAAGGTAATAGACTATTAGCACCCAGAGAAACTCAACTTGCAAGACTTGAGATATGTAAAGCATGTGAGTTCTTTGATGCATCACAAGAGAGATGCACTAAGTGTGGTTGCTATTTGAGAGCGAAGGCAGTAATGAGTTATGAAACATGTCCCGTAGGTAAATGGGGCACAGATGATTCACTATTCAAAGAATGGTTAGCTAATGGTGCAGAGGCAACATTCAATGAGGAAACTCCTTACTACATCAAAAGATTGCCAAATGGGAAAATGGTTCCCGTTGAAGAATATGAACAAAGATTAAAGGATTACGAAGAATTTGGTGATGACTTGACAGGGGAATAATATTCCACTAGAATACCTTTGCTAAGGTTGGTCAGAGTATCTTAAGGATTACTCAGAGACCCATAAGGAACCTTTATCGGTCTACCCTGTTGACAGTCTCGGACCAACCCTGCTATAATAACCACATGATCAGGCAACTGGTCAGATGTTCATTAATCGTTGCTTAGTCAGCGATTATTATTTGGAGTATTCCCTAATGAAACGCCTTCCTTTTAATGATGACCTTCTCAAGAAATTGAAAGTGGATCGTGATGATGATCCCCTTTACAATTTTCCATTACTGCGCTCCATAGAGTTCAGTATGAAGAGCACTTTTTCACTTCTCTCCACCCTTAATGAGGCACGGGGAACCTCAAAAGAGCACGGAAATGTTGATGCTCTTACTGCATCAATGAAACGTGGTTGGGATGTTGGTGCATGGCCCTTTCCCTTTATCAATATCAATGGTTCTTGCGAACTTATTGATCGTCGTCATAGCAAGAGTGCAGCAGAATCGCTGTTAATCAAGAGGGTTCCTGCAGTAGAGTATGTTCGTGTTTCTTCTGATGAGTGGGATTGTCTTGATGACAAGTCTGTTTTAATCCTTGCTGCTATCCGTTTTAATGTGGATGGCACTACCAACGCAACGAAAGAACACTTTGTTCATGTTGTTTTGACTGTCTGTAAGATCCAGGGTTTCGATCATACTGATATCGATATTGTTCGTGGTCTCCTTGACCTTGCTGGAGTCAACGAAAGGTATAATCACGTCGGTCCTATTACCTCTATCGAGAACAAGATTCTTGGATATGATGAGGATGAAGATGGTCCAATTTCCATGACCAAGCACTGCACTGACGAAGACTTTAGCAAGTATGTTGACACATTGCCACAGTTTGGTGATAACCAAGTAGACAAGGACGGAACTCTTCTTCATGTCATGGTAACAGATCCTCGGTATAATAAGCGTTATGCTTGGGACCTTTTGCGTCACATCTGGGAAGCGGAAGCACTTGGCAAGTCTGTCCGTGTTCTCATCCGCAGCAAGTCAACTACTGCTCGTGGTGTTCGTAAGGACCGTGAAGATCTTTTCACTAAGGTAGTGGAGTATTGCAATCTTGCCTATGATAGCTATCGTCTATTTGCAGCAGATGTTATCAACTCTCAGTTGCCGTCTTTCTTTGGTGGTGGTATTGATCTTCCTCGGAAAGGTGTAGAGAATCTTCCTGGTGAAGTTTATGTCGTAGATCAACTTGATGGTGAAGAAGCACCTCAACTCGTTGATTTCTTGGATTACTACCCTCACCTGTGACAGTACGCTAAACCGTCCACCAGACCCCTCAGGATGCCCTCCTGGGGGGTTATACTGTATTCAACAAGGAAAGACACCTAATGCAACTGCGACCCCATCAGCAACGTGCTCTGGATGCCATGCTGGTGAATGATAAAGGTCAGATCATCGTCCCTACGGGTGGTGGTAAGACTATCTGCATGATTGAAGATTGCCGCATGTTGATGAACGCATTGCACGGCAAGAATCCTACCTTTATTGTTGTTGCTCCTCGCATTATGCTTGCTGAGCAACTCTCTTCTGAGTTTCTTGAGTTCATCACTGATGTAAATGTGATGCACGTTCATAGTGGTGAGACCCATCACTATTCTTCTACCAAACCCCATGAGATTCGTGGTTGGTGGGAGAAGAACAACGATGCACCACGTCTTATCTTTACCACCTACAATTCGCTGCGTCGTGTACAATCTGCAAATGTTTTTGCAGACACTATTTACTTCGACGAAGCACACAATAGTGTGAAGCGGAACTTCTTTCCTGCCGTTGAGTATTTCAGTGCTCTTGCAGATCGTTCCTTCTTCTTTACTGCAACTCCCAAACATTCTGCCACTATCACTAAACCAGGCATGAATGATGCTGAGGTTTATGGTGAGGTGATTGAGCAAGTTCCCGCTCCTGAACTTGTTGAGGGTGGTTACATTCTCCCTCCTAAGGTTGTTGTTCAGGAACTGAAGAATGTGGGCATTGGTCAAACCATTTACGAACGTGATTGTGATCACCTGCTAGAGTCTATCGACGGCAATGAGAACATGCAAAAGGTTCTTATTTGTGCCAAGAAGACTAAAGACATCATCAATGTTGTCGGTCAGTCTCCTTTCATCGGCAAGATGCATGAGAAAGGTTACTCCGTGATGTGGATTACTTCCAAGCACGGTGCATTTATTGATGGTGTAAAAGTTGACCGTGAGAAGTTCTTCGACACCATGAATGAGTGGGGTCGTGATGCAAACAAGAAGTTTGTTGTCATGCACCACTCTATTTTGTCTGAAGGAATCAACGTCCACGGTCTCTCTGCCTGCATCATGTTGCGTGGCATGGATTACATCGAGATCGCACAAACTGTGGGTCGTGTTATCCGTCTGGGTGAAGGCAAGACCTTTGGACTTGTCAATGTCCCCGTATTTGGCAATGTTGGTATCAACACCGCTGCCAAAGTTCAGAAAGTCGTTGACATCATCTTTGAGCAGGGTGATGCTGCTATCTCCACCATTCGTCGTTAATCATGGCACATCATTCTGTTCTTCGTATTAAGAAAAAGTCATGGACTGCTGGGTTTGGTAAAGACAAATCAAAGGGAAATTATGTGGTAGCACAGAAAGAAATGGAACTAGAAATTACATGGAAAGATTCTATGAAACCTCAGTTTATTCCATTTATTGATGACCATGGACATCAGGGAATGAAAGTCATTATCGAACACCAAAAAAACTTGTAATGGAAACTGTCACTCAACTGGTTCAAGACCTCCGCTCTGTGCCTGCGGAAGTTTATCAAAATTTCTGCAATCAGGCACGGATTGTTGCACTCCAGTACCCTTTGGCGCATGGAATGGACTGTTTTGCCCGTGGTGAAACTATCGAATATGGTTTCATTGATACTGTAGGGACACATGTTGCCCTGAAAGCTAACACAAAAGAAGATTTTAACGATCCCGATGCGCTTTATGGTCTAGAGCACCTGACTGACGTGAAAACGCAGGTAAATGGGTTTTTACCACAAAAGAGCAAAAAAGCACTGTTTTATTCTAAACAATGGGACATCAAGAAGACCGCGCAAGGTTCATCCAAGTTCACATCTAAGGCACAGTCTTACATCCTAATCGACCCAATGTGTGCTAGAATTGCTGTTGTTGATACTCAGGTATTTTACAACAAACCATTCAAGTCTGGTGCTGCTCGTATCTCCTTCAGTGTAAAACCTGGTGACGTGCATATGATTTATGATGGTGTTTCCAATGTTCTTGATGTTGAAGTTGAGGCAAATTCTAGTGCCATCTTCAAGATGATTTGGGAAAATGCAGGCAAAGTTCTCAACGAGGTGACCCAATGAAAGAGTTTGATTATGATCTGGATTACAAATCTCTTGACTTTACAGATGCAGAAACTCGCAAACTTTATCGTATTGGAAGGGGAGAACAAGGAGTGCTATTGGTACGCCCTTACACTAACGATATATGCCAACATTGGAGGTTCAGGAATACTGATGTAGCAGAAACTTCATCCCGTTCGATATACAATCTGTTCTCAATGTACAAGGAGAAGGAAGATTTTATCGGCATGGATATGTGTCGTAAGTTCTTAGAAATGGGATTTACCCGTGCTCGTCGTTACGCAAACCACAAATCTGGTCGCAAGTATGCAACCAAACCACCATATTATCACACTGGAGATAGGGGTGGAGCACCCGTACTTCCGCAGGAAAAAGATGCTTTGACCAATGAAAAAGCACAGGCAGCATCAATTTTCAAAACTGTGCGTGATATTGTAGCAACAGACCCTCAGTATGTTAAAATGAGGAAAGAATGGAGGGCAGCAGAATGACAGAGGACATTTTGCAAACTACACTGAGTCATGTAACAAGTGCCATCAAGTTAATTGAAGGCAATGAATATGAACAGTATATGAATCTCCATCTCACCTCAGTTTACTACGAAATTAAGCGTCAACTCACTAATCTTGAACAGACAGCATCATGACACCCTACTACATTGAGGATCTTCGTTCATACTATCTGCCACCTCCGATGATAGAAGTTGAGCAGGAAATCGTAGAGTATTGTGATTACTTTACCGTTGATGCTAAACGTACTGAATTGAGGTATAAAGATTGTGTCTGGATGCATCTTGGATTCTATGGAAATAATGCCGACACAATGAAGAAAGTTCGTCAGAATTGGCGTCCACCTATTAAACCTGTCTTTGAATAATCATGAGCAAACCACTTACACAGGATGAAGTTTCTGCAGCAGCAGAACAATTCTTTCCATTATTTGATATTGTACATCAACAAATGCCTGAAAGTGCAACCATTGAGGATACACTGAAGGTTATGGAGACTGTATGCACCCTGGCACATAAATTGCGTGCGGAAGAAGAACTTGCACCCTTTGGATTTAACAAAAAAACTGATGACGGACAAGAAACTAATTGACGACGTGTTCTACATCAAGGAGGATGTTCTCTGGACCAGTTATGACAAAGAAGACAAACCTTTGGTGAGTGGTTTAACCGAGCATGACTGTATTACCATGACTCGCTTTTACTTAAAGGGCAAACAAGAGGGGTGGGATGATAATCAAAGCAGGGTAGTTAATGATGGAGTTGTGGGAGGCAAACTGTGACGGTTGACCTAGTGGCACACAATGCGGGTTCTGTGGGAACCCCGTTGCTATAATTACAGAGTAATCAACCAAAGGCACCATGGGCACTCGTTCCCTCATCGGCAAGCAACTCAAGGATGGTAGCATCTTGGGCGTATATTGCCACTATGATGGTTATCCTGAGTTCAATGGTCGGATCTTGCGTGATAAGTTCGACACCGCAGATAAAGTTAGCAAACTGATCGACGGTGGTGATATGTCATGCACTTGGACTAATGCAGGTTGGCAGAATGAAACTCTGCCCGAATCTGGTCCCCTTCACTATACTATGCGTGGTGAATCTCTGGAGAATAATGCACCTAATCTCTACAAAGATCTCAATGAGTTCTTGTGTGCTGCTGACGATAATTACGGTGCAGAGTATACTTATCACTATGTAAATGGTGAATGGATTTGTCACGATGTTCGTCCTAATCCTTATACTAAAAACAATGTGATGGAAGTTCCCATCCCTGCTGGACCAGTTGCATAAGTGGCACGGGGGAGCATAAAAGCTCCCCATCATGCCCTATAATAAGTTCATCAGCAAAAGAGTTCATGACTTTCACTGAATTCAAACAACAACAAGACGCACGCAACACCATTGAGTTGAACATTCGTAAGTATTGTCTGATGCTCTGTGATGCTTTGCTGGACAACTTCAAGTCCCGCAATAATAGCAGCAGTAGTGACTATAAGTTCTACATTGAGTCTGGGCGTAAGTATCACAAACTGATCATGGAGACTGGTGCGGGCTCTCGTAGTGTTCATGCCTTCGTTGATAAGAAAACTGGTGAAGTCTTCAAGGCAGCATCATTCAAAGCACCTGCAAAAGGTGTTCGTTACAATCTCTTGAACATTGCATCCCGTGAGGAATGTTTTGCTCGTGCAGATTGGGCGGGTTCTTATCTCTATCTCCGTTGATTATGAGTTATAAAATCTCTCATTCTTTCACTGGTCACTCTTACATTCTGGAAGAGTATGATGACAAGGTTGAAGCAATTGCTGCTATCAACAAAATGATTAATGAGTGGGGTGAACCTGACCCCACTGATGAATTCTTGGAGTTGTACTATTACAATGAAGAAACTGAAGAAATGATTGATGAGATTGTGGTGCATTATTTGACCGACCCTGATACTTGGGAGGACGATTAATGAAGTTCAAAGTAGTCTACCAACAACTGAAGAAAAAGACATTCAAAAAACAAGAAGCAGTCTTTTTTGATGAACGTGACGCTATCAACTGGGAGCATTATGTTCGGACCCTAGATAATACTAGGAACATTGAAATTCACCCCATTTTCTGATATAATTATGGCAAATCTTGTGTATGTGGTTGAGTTTTGCTCTCCCACTCTTGCAATGCAAAAGATGGAAGTTGCAGCACTAAGTCCTGACGCAGCTGAACAAGTTGTTCGCAGGATGTACGGCAACGATGTTCAAATCTATCGTAACAATCCCGAGTATAGGTAATCATGGCATCTGACTTTAATCTAAAACCAAAACCCCAACGTCCTGGTGAGAAAGTTGTAATTACTCCCCAAGAATTACCACTCAATCCACCCCCAGAGCGTCGTTATCGTGTCGAGGAACTGACTACAACTGGTTGGGAACTTGCCGATGAAAAGTGTACTAATCTTACCAAAGATGAGGCACACAAAGCATTAAAGAATTTCCTTGATGATGGTCTAGCACCTAATCGTTTGCGGGCAATTCCTGATAATTAATGCGTCCTTACATTCTAAATGAAAAGTGTGAACCACCGTCGTATGTTACCAAAGATTGGACATACATGGTGGTTCCTAACACTGAAGGAACTGAATGGTGCTTGCTAGGTGACATTCCATGCAGACAGATTAAATGGTTCAAAGATTTCGATAAAGCGGTAGATTACTGCAAAAAGTATCACAAAAAGAATAAGAAAGGACCACTAGACAGGTTCACCGTGTGACAGTCGCACAAACTGTCCACCACCCCCAGCAATGGGGGTTTTTTTGTGCCATACTATGTTCATACCAATCAAGGGAACGCAAATGACCCGAATCGAAATCAATGCCGAACTGACCAAACTCCGCTTCGAGCGTGAGAAGGCACAGCGTGAGGTTGATAACATTCAGGCGTGCATGAATGAGTTAATGCGGAAACGCAATGAGTTGGATCGTCAACTGGAAGTTGAAGAGATGGGTACTCTTTTCGATCAAATGTTCGGAGGTTGATAACATGGAAACCAAATTTCTCCTCTGGGGTGAACATCATCGTCACAATGGTTGGGTGATGAGAGATTGCCTAGGTTACATTGCTTCTAGTAAAGAAGAGGCAATCGCAAAATGTAATCAAAATCAACCACAGTTTGTAATCCAATCCGTCACCATTGAAAACTAATCATGAAGTATGAAATCATCGTTGAATGGAACAACAAGGCATCAAACATTTTGTATGACAAACGCACCACACCTAAGACACAACGAGGTGCAAATCGTCAACTGGCAAATGTAGTGAAGAAGTACGAAGAGTATTTTGCTGGATATGATTACATGCGTCTAACTGTCACTGCTATCTAATCATGAAACTCTCAAAACAGATTGAAAAGTTAATGATTTCTCGTGGTTATCGTCTTGCACGAACCAAGAAACATAACGTCTGGGTGAATAGCAAAGGGCAGACAGTTACAACCTCTAAGACTACAGGAGACGCAGGAAGATTGCTCAAGAATATTGAGCGTGACATCAACAAACTTGCGAGGGTTTGAGTAAAGAATGGTTGTGCCAGTCACACGAACTGTCCACCATTGCCCCCACGGGCACCAAAATCGTGTATATTAAAAGAGTCAAAGGAATCGCACCAAATGCAACTCACTTCACAAGGTCAACATCGTGCAATGGTCGTTGAGTTTCGTCCTCACAACATTCTCAGCGAAAAGTTTGTCTACACTCTCAAATTCATGGGAGATGAGATGACCAAATCCATGCGTTTGATGAGCAAAAAAGAAATGATTGAGACTGTAAATGCACGTCTTGATCTTAACTATGAGGTGACAGATTTCCTTACTGAGCCTCAAGAATATCTGCCATGTGCCTGCTGATCAATCTGCAAAACTTCCCCACAAACTAATGCAATTCCAAATCCTTTCTGTCGATTTTGATGTTGACTGCAACATCTATGATCCTTCACTTGAGTGCCCTACAAGTGAGGAACTTGCAGAGAATTACATTGGTGAAATTTGGGAGGCAGATGATGAAGATGATTTGATTGAAGAAATCACAAACGATGCAGCACATTGCATCTATTCTATTGACTACCGTATCATCCTTAAATGAACATGAACCGCTCCGAACTTCAACAACAACTTGTTAACGAAATGATTGACGGGATGGATCACAAAACTATGTGGTCAGTTCTTGATAGTTACATGATGGAGAGTTATGGTAAGTATACCGATGATGAATTGATGGAAGAAGTTAAAGAATACTACCCTGAACTTTTGGAGGAATAATGTCACTCATCAAACAACATCTTCACCACATTCAACAACAAACAATGGATCAAGATTCTATCACGGAAATGTTATCACTGTCCGAAGAAATTCAGGAACAGATTGAAATTGCAGGTGAACTTTGGGAACTCAGTGACTTTGAAATCACCGCATTATGTGGCATGGTTGCTGATGCTTTCGCTAGCAAAGGTATCTCACTGAAGGAGTTAGTATGAGGATCATTCTTGTCGCTTTTGTTATCATCATCGGTGCCAACATTGGCATTAATTTGATTGAGAAAGTTTCTGAGATTCAAGATAACAAAATGGCACAGTTTTGCAAGGTCGATCCGTCCTATTGTGCCAATTGACTAGGTGGCACAATTTTCTGGCATTGCCGCCCAGATGCCCTATTGTATGTTCATACAGGGGGAGGGAAACCAACCCCACCACACTCAACCGACTCTCACTCTCATGCGTAAGATCGAAAAGCAAATGTGTGCCGCAGTTCAAAAGAACATCAACTGGCAATCTGCTAATACTTCTGTTCACTTTGACCCCGAAACTGGGGTGTCTGTTGTTCGTCTTCATGGCAACAAGATTGCCGAGATTTCTGACAACGACATGACAATCTTCGACGGTGGTTGGCAATCTGTCACCACTAAATCTCGTCTCAATGCATTATGCGATGAGTTCTGCATTGCTGGTGAAGGTGTTTTCCAGAAAGATTTTAAGTGGTTTGTGCGTAAAGTTGTCGCACAATCTCCCATCACTGGTAAAGTCTTCAACGTCGAAGATTTCACCAATGGTTATGTTTTTGCCTGATCTAAATGACCAAACGTAAAACACTCTCATTCAAACCATTTGACCCTAAAAAAGTGAAAATCATCGGTATTCTCTTTGTCGTCTCGTTCTTTGCATTTCCTGCCGTTCGTTATCACACTGCCGAGGCA